TAATCCTGAAGCGGTTGAGTAGAGATTATCAAGGATTGGAGTATCGTAATCTGCATTATAAGTATCACTGTCATTATGATTAAAGATATAAACTCTACCTTTATGTTGTGTAAAACTGGTTTGAGTTATATACTCTACTTTTGAATTATCAGTTGCTTCATTATCTCTAATAAACTTTTCTTCATCTAAGTTACCTTCTAATAACTCTGCTAAATACTTACTTTCTAACTCTGGGTATAGATAGTGTTTCATTTGACCTACAGATTGAGGAAAAGAAATTATTGATTCTCCTCCTTCCATTGCTGCCTGTATAAACTCCCACCCTGTATCTAGGAAACCGTCGTACTGTACTTTTTTACCAGAGGGTTTAATCCACAAGGGGGTGTAATCGTCGTGAATATTTTCTTCACTTCTTTCTGGTATATGTTTGACTAAAGTAGAGATAGTTTTTTCGCCAAATTTAGGACTGCCTATTTTTTTCCAAGCCTTTAGATTTATTAACATGCATTGAGGGTGTATTAAAAATTCACCTTCACCTAATCCTGTGCTAGGATAACTTACTTGGAGAGGATGTCCTATAAAATTACAGTTATTTTCTTCAGCGTGTTTAATGCTTTTTTCTATTATAGAAGTATCTAATATTCTTATTCCATAAGAAGAAAGGAATAGCCATTCGGCTTTAGTTTTATATGCATCAGCAATAATTTCGTCTATATCATTTCTTTCTATAATATTTTCATCTATATTTTTTTTATCAGATGATTTTAAATTCAGTAATGAAAAAAAAGTAATAGCTCTTACGTGGTCTTGATAGACAGTATCTTTACTTGAAATATTATTATGAACACCTATAACTATTTTATACATTTTACTCAAAATCTTTTCTGTAAAATTTACCTAGGATATTATCATTTATATATTGATGGCTATAAGTTTCTAGCACATCGTTTTTAAAAAGATGTTTACACTCATAATAAGTTAAGAGTTTTTTGCTGGGAACTAAATCGAGTATCTTTTTTTCAAAATCTTTTCTCAAGTCTTTTGAGTCTGCAACTAATTGTTTTATTTTAGGATGAGAACCGTAATATTCTTTCCAATCAGATTCTGTTATTACTTTCTGTTTAAGTGGGGTACGTCCTCCAATTCCTTTTGCTTTTCTTTCTTCTTTTAAAGCTTCTAGAGCTTTTTTTCCTAATCTTTTATTTCTTTCGAAAAACAATACTTTCTTACCAAGGTACTTTAAGCCAGAGGGTTTATGAAAAACCTCATAAATAAAGCCGTAAGTTCCTTCTGGGAAGTCTAATATATCGTTGAAGATCCTACCCTGGTATGTCCAGGAAGGGTATGTCATTTCCATATAATTTGGTTTCTGTCGCTAGAGCTTTGACTTCAGCTCATCTATTTGTAACTGCTGCTCTTTAATAGCATTTATTAATAACGCGACTATTTTATCATAACGAACTGCCTTGTATCCGGTATCTCTATCGACTACTACTTCTGGCAACACTTTTTCGATTTCTTGAGCAATAACACCAACATCGTGGCCGCTATGGCTAGAATCACTATTCCAATCAAATTCATATCCTCCTATTTGATTAATTTTATCTAATGCATTACTTAAAGGAGTAATGTTATCCTTTAATCTTTCATCTGAAGAGTAGTATGCAGTTATGTCTCCTGTAGCTACTATTTCTCCTGTTGCTCCTGTTGCAGCAACTCCTACTCCTAAACTATCAAACTGTACGTCTGAGCCAGTAGTTAATCCTCCATTGAAGTTAACTGTAGATGCAGTCGTAGCAAATGATGCTGTTGTAGAGTTAGCTACTGTACCGTCTATATTAGTAGCAAGTACATAAGAAGCTGAAGTAGCATTATCTGCTTGGTCAATACTTCCTGATATGGTTGCTTGTATAGCTGACGCTGTAAGTGCACCTATTATGTTTGTGTTACCGGTAATAGTAGTAGCACCATCTATGTTTACACTTCCTGTAAATGTATGAGTGTCATCTGCCGAGTTACCAAACTTGGTTGAACCAGATTCTAGTATTACGGATGAAGTAATATACTCTGTGTTAAACTCTTGAGCAGTTAAGGTTCCAGTTACGGTTAGGTCTCCTGTTAAAGTATCACTAGTATTAAGTAGATATGTTGATGCTACACTAGATGATAAACTAGTAATTTCAGTATTTATAGAGGATGAAAGAGCAGTATCAGCTGCTGTATACGCTATTGTTAATGCGGATGATGATGCATTAAGTTCAACATCGGTCGTAAAGGTACTATCTAAACTACTAGAAAAACTTTCTATATTTGTAACTCTAGTACTAAATGATCCTGAGTCGGTCTGTAGTTGAGTTATTTCTCCTTCATGTGCTGAAGCAGTTGCGTTTAGTGCATCGATAGAATTCCTTAAATTAGGTACTCCTATAACAGAAAGTGCTCCTACTATATTAGCATTACCGTCAAGGTTTAAACTGCCAGTAAATTGATGAACATCATCAGCAGAATCTCCAAATTTAGTTGAACCAGATTCAAATAAAATAGAAGACGATATTAATTCAGATTTAAACTCTTGTGCTGTTACAGTTCCACCTACTACTAAATCTCCTGTAATTCCGCTACTACCTGTAACTTTAAAAATACTATTTACTGTGTCGAAAATAAAATTAGCAGATCCAGTAAGGGTGGCATCGTCACCTGTAGGGCTATCTCCTTTTTTAAACTGTATGAATCCTGTTTCACCTTTTGGAGGATCGATAGGAAATTGAATAGAAGCGGAAGGGTTAGCAGAACTGGAATCGTAATGAAATCTATGTAAAACTACTTCACTACCATCTACAGACGCTGAGTAGAAAAACTCGGTAAAGTTTATATCTAATTCATCCTGAGTTAGGGGAGTTCCTTTTGTGCCTCTTAATGTTATTGCCATCTTACTTATTTTCTAAAATAGATATTCTCTTTTCTAATTCGGCTAACTTTATATTTTGCTCTTTAACTGCTTCAATTAATACAGGTACAATACTAGCGTATGAAACACTAAGATAGCCTTTTTCATCTTCTGATACAACTTCTGGAAGTACTTTCTGTACTTGCTGAGCTATTACGCCAACTTGTCTATCAGAGATTCCTTCATTCCAATTAAAGTATACTCCTTCAACTTTATTAATTTTTTCTAATGCGTTATCTACTACCTCTATATTGCTTTTTAATCTTTCATCTGATGATTGTACTACTGTTCCAGATGCTCTTATGCTTCCAGATACATCTAGTCTGTAGCTCAATGTTTCAGTAGATTCATCTACACCTACACCTAAACTTCCGCTTCTGTCTACATATACTCCTTCTCTTGTTTCAATTGCAGATGAACCAGAAAATATTACAACTCTTCTATCTGATCCCTGATTTTGTAATCCTTTTACTAAGTTAAAAGTAAAAGATCCACTGTTAACTGGAACTTCGGTAGACTCTGGGTAGTATAAAGTAACTGTCTGTCCATCTGTACTAGCTGAATAGAAGTATGCTCCAAAATTATTATCTAATTCTGAGTATGTTAATGGTGTACCTTTTTCAGCTCTAAATGTTATAGCCATTATAAATCAATTTTTACTACAAAAGTCATATCAATATTTCGTGACTTTGGTATAGGTCTGTTTGTTTTTGCAACTGCTAATAATTCATTAGCTTCGTTATAAAGTCCAACTGATGTAATATAAGGTCTAAAATTACTATCAGTAATATTTTCTCTTACAGTATTATCTGAGCCACTTATAGCTGATGGGTTATATGTGTGATTCATTTCTGATTCACGAACCGTACAGTGGACATTATATGTATAAATAGGTTGTTTTGATTTCCAGTTAACTATATGTCTTGAATAAGTGCTATAGTAACGTGCTACAATAGGGTCAGTAAATAAAATTACTCCTTGATTATAAATTACATCTCCAACAATTTTTTGATCTACTGCTTCAGATATATCAGAACCTGATAAAAAAAGTCTTCCTTCTCCATCATCTACTACCTCTAAACGGTAAGCTGATGCAGGATTTACAACGTATTCATCTGGGCTTTCAGCTACATAGTTACTATCATCTTCAGTAACATAGTCGGCACTATCAACTGAAGTACCATACCATTCACCGATTTCTTCTACATAGTCATTGTATCCTGTTGCTGCATCTCCTACGTATCCTACTGTATTGTAGTAATCTGGAGTTTCTCTTTGAGGCTGTATTACGACTGTACCGGGTTCTATTCCTACTCCTACGATTTCTTTGGGTAGAGATACAATAGCAACTTCTGAGTCTGGAGTTCTGGAAGCACTTAATGTCAAGGTAGTACTGTGGGATACGTCTCTTGAACCAGAATATATTCCCAAGCTTCCATATGTGTCACCTAGGTAGTTATGAAACGCACTATCGTAAACAAGTTTTTGATATCTGTTATTCCTATAGTCATTAGGGTAAGGGTAACCTGGAGTTGATCCAGAAAAACCTCTCAATGTTTCTATGTTATAACTAGTTAATAGACTTCCTGATGCAAGCCAAGTTTTCTTAGCTACATAGTCTGATGTAAATACATCCTGTCTGTTTAATTGCTTGTAAGCACTCATTCATTAATAATCAAGCTTTATTCTTACCAGTGACTCTTTTGTAAAATCTTTTAGTAGAGGTCTTGATAATTTAGCAACAGCTAATAAATCATTATTATCATTATATAGTCCTACAGCAGTAATAAAAGACTGAGGAGTATTAACCATAACGTTATGACGTATCTCTCCTGAACCAGTAATTAATGAAGGATTAGTAGAGTAATTAAATTCGCTGTTTCTAGCTCTTACAAATACAAAGTTAGAAGTAATAGTTTCTTCTGACTGTATTCTAAAGCTAGCACCATCTCTTATTATATTAAAAGATTTTTGGTTGTTTACACCTACACTATCAGAGGATCTATCTACGTTTAAAGCTATTCCTCCATCACTTACAGATGCATCTAATGCTTTACCGTTTAGTATAATTAATCCTACATCTGGAAGAAGTTTACCGTATGAACCAGCAGAAGTAGTATAACCACTAGTATTTTTTGCTCCTGCAGATATATTACCTAAAGAGCCGGAAATAAGTTCATATACTCTACCTGCATCTGCAAACGTAGATGTAGTTACTAATTTACTGTTATCTGTCAGATTTAATGTTGCACCACTAGCACTCACTAATAGTTTTAAATCTAAAGTTCCAGGTAAAAGTTTTTCTTTATATCTTGCTCTGTCTATAGTGAGTACATAGAAATACTCTGATGTTTCAGTACCAAAAGTAAAGTCTGTATCTTCATCTCCTAGTACTAAGTTTCTATATTGACCATATATAGTCGAAGAAGGTGACTTTCCATCTACTTGACTATTATAGAGAAGTGAACCACTTCCCTTTTTATCTGCATATGCTGAAGAAAATTGAACTCTAGAACCTTCTATAGTCGATCCTGTATTGTATATATCGTAATAAAAATCGGCTGATGAAGCTCCAATCTGTGTAGATGAAGTAAAAAAAGTATTAAGAGTAGTAATATCTCCAGTCCATATAGGAGTAGATATTGATTCCGCACTTACTACAACGTCTTCTGTATCAAATCTTTTGTATGACATAATTAGTTAGATTTAGTAATAGTTACTGGAATGGTTAGTCTTGCTCCTGATCCTCGACCTATAACTGTAATAGTAGTACTAAGTGAGGTAGTTGACCCGAATAAAGTATTAACTGATGTACCTGTAAGGTTAATTGTTGTACCAATTACTGTTTTAGACACGTTTGTACCAACAGTAGTTGAAGTATTTAATCGATCAGCTTCTTCTGTATTAATACCAACTCCAGTGAAGGAGTTTAATACTCTTACGTCAGCAATAGTAGCTGTATATCCGTCTGTCTCAAAAATCGAAGTTGCACCTAAATAGTTTAGGGTTTGAGGAGTAATAGCAACTGAAGCACCTTGATTAAGAGAAATCGAAGCATAACCTAAATCTAGTACAGGTAGTTTTGAAGTACCTCTAGGTAGAGTTGTAAGTTTATATTTCATTATTTGAGTCTCATCTGGAAAGGCTTCTAACAATGGCATGTTTTCTATTGCCTCACCGTAGAGTGCAGAACCTGAGGGATGTGATGGATTGTATAAGGTGTAATCGATCTCGTCATCTGCAAGTGCAAATTGAGTAATCTTAAAAGAACCGTCCCCTCTAGCTAACAGCTCTCTTCCTTTTTTAGTTAGGATCGCATCCACCGTGACGATCGAATTATCTAAGTATCCCATTTTGTTTTAAATGTTTATTATAAATATATGTTTTTTACCTATTTTACTCTATTAATGTAACTTCCCCAAATTCATTTGAAGTAAACACCTCTCCCTTATCGACAGAGTAGATCTTAGAGTTAACTAAACCGATAAATTTATTTCCTTCTTCTGTATATAAGTAACTTGAA